ATTCATACAGTTCACGCAATTCATCTGAACTCTTGAACCTAATACCATGATGTTGGTTGCTCCACCTCGGGTTTATGTAAACAGAGAAATTATTACCTGACTCTCTCGGTTCAACAATAACGAAGTATCGTTTAACTTTATGAACATCTAATTTCACACTCACACTTTCCTCCTCTTTCTTTAGTACAATATTTATATCACCTGACTCACTAAATAATTTAGTCATGACCCTCACTCCCATATAATAGTTGCGGATACGACCACTAAGAAACTTAGGTAAATATACAGGTCAATCATCATCTTGTCAACCCTTAGTTGCAATATATAATATATAAGCGAACACAAATAACAAAGTCAACGATACTACCCAGAATTCTAGAAAGCTCATTACATCACCCCTTTACAGTTTAAATCTTCATTAAGAAAATATATATTTATTTCAATCACTTACCTTATAAATATATAGATTCTCAGTTTAAATAAAATGCCTCACTCGTGTTAATTTTCCCCCGGCATCAACCCAGCTAATGTGTCGGCATAGCCGATAACTCTTTTGCCGCGCAACAGATCGCTTCGCACGCGCGGACAGCCAGAGGTTATCACGGGAAGAGGGTGCAAAATCAAATCTCCTTGGGGGCCAGCCGAAGCCAGCCCCCGGTTGGAGTCAGACGGCGTGAGCCTCGACCGCTCCCATGGTGGCGACGATGAACCGCGCCTCATCTGCGGAAATCTGCTCATCAAGCAGCTTCCGTTTGCTTGAGCGCTTCTGCCCGTTGACAGCAGACACGACCATCCGGGGCAACCAGTCTAGATTCGCCTCATCAGACAGAGGTTCATCAGATTCCCGGGTCGCGGTAATAAGTGCCACGATCCGATCACCGTAGTCCACTAGATCCTGCATCTTTCGGGCTCTCAGGACATCGGCAAAGGTCTGCCGCTCATCGGGTGCACCAAAGATCGAATCTGCCTCATCAGCGTTGCTCGAGGGAGCATAGTCAGCAACTAACCGAGCGATCTGGTCAGTAGGCCAACACTTGTCGTTGAATTCACTAGGTACCTGTAGCAGATTCATCAAGGCACAGACCGAACCGAAGACCGGCTGATGCTCATGCATACCAGTATCACGCCGCCAGTCACGCTCTACCTGAACATAGGCCGCCTGATAGTCACGCTCGTTCCGCTCGTCGAGGGTCGGCACGTGGTCCGGGATGGGGTCCGCCTTCTTCGCAATGGCGAGGCCCGTGACGCATGCCAGCTTCGTGGTTTGCATACCCATCCACCAGTTGAAACTCCCAAACGGGTGCCCGTGAATAAGTCTGATTTCTTCGATTAAGTTTTTCATGTTGATATAGTTCCTAAGTAGGTTGATGTTTCATACAACACGCGCATCTTCTCACAGGCAAGCATAGCGTGTCAAGCTTTATCTCATCTTTTTATGCACAAAATTTCTAACAGCTCTAATGCTCCTCGCTCTGCTCGTCTATTCTCTCGCATGCGCTCGTAACAGCGCCGCCCTTGAAAGCCCGGCATCCCAGCCACGGCAGACCACCTTCAGCGGCATTGCAACATAATAACATTGACCTTACTGTTCCCTTCTTGCCTAATACAGAGACAACCTAACAGACTAACAACACCATGGGTTAACTCTTCAAGGAGGGAGTACTTAACCTTAACAGTAGTACGTACCTTGGATATGATATCCTTCCTACACACACACACGTGAGTCTGGGCGTTCCCCTTCGGGTCGGGCTGTCGTGAATCAAGCCTTTCATACAGAAGAAAGTCTCGACCCTATCGGGCTTCCATCCCTAACGCAACAGCGATGTCATTGCTTGCGCAATGCCTTTATGTCGCTCCTCGCCTTACGGCTCCGGGGCGACGCTCCGCTAGCGCTACGCATCTATGGGTGTCTGATCAGTCCACCGATGGTGCAGTGGCTCCGGTAAGCGTTTCGGCGTGCTAGGGGGTACCAGACCCCCCCCACCCCCTTTACGGCATATATTATATATATATATTCTATCCACTCACTATAAGGGTATTTTAAGCAATATAAGCAAACAATGAAACACTTAAAAGAAAGAAATACTACATATTATCGACACCTATTTCATGCGGTAAAGGTATCATTTGGGTTATTCATGATGTCTATCGTAGGGGTAGTACATGCATTTATTCCATACATCTTTCCTGATTTCGTATCCTCTAAGGTGAAACAACTGGATGAGCTGCTTGATAAACCTATCAGCTGAGTTATACGTCATATAGAGGAAGATCATGGCTAAGAAGAATTGGATAAAAGGAGCTATCAAGAAACCAGGTTCTCTACGCGATGCATTGGGTATAAAAAAGGGTGAGACTATACCAGCCTCTACACTAAATAAAGCAGCTAAGAGAAAAGGTAAAATAGGTCAGAAAGCCAGGTTAGCTAAAACGCTAAAGGGCTTTAGTCGTAAACGTGGCTAGTATATTCAATCTGGCGAATCAGGGGTTATCTGAGTTAACTCAGTGGATGTTTCCCTTAGAGAGTAGTTTTAAAGATCCTTGGAAAAGGAAGCTATTTGATAGGATGATAGAGGAAGAGGGTTATAGAGCATTACCCTATACCGATAGATTCAGTTCAGCTAAGGGAGAATTACAGGGTGTTGGCCACCTGAATAGAGGCGGAAGACCTATGGGTGGTTGGGCTACTCCGGGTGAAGCATCTGGTCTACTTGATATGGATATTACAGAAAAGATAGGTGTTATTCAGGATATGTTCCCAAAAAGATATGGTGGAATGGATGATGGTATGCGTTCAGCCTTGGTAGATATGGCCTTTCGTGGTGACATAAGAAGCAATGATGACTTCGTTAAACTTTTGAGGGAGGGTAAAAGGGATGCCGCTGCCGATGAATATCTTAACCACGCTGGTTACAGACGTTCAAAGAAGGCAGGAACAGGCATATATAAGCGCATGGAAAGGAATGCCGCTTTACTTAGACGGAAGAAATGAACATACTACAAGACAAATTCGTTGAACAGTATTGTCTAACAGGCAATGCAACTCAGAGCGCGATAGTCGCTGGCTATTCAGCAAAGACAGCTGGACAGAAGGGTCACGAACTGAAGCACAGGTTCTTCCAAGAGATAGAAGACAGAACAAAGAAGATGGTACAGGATATGGTTCCTGTATCTTTGGCAATGCTAAGAACTCTAGTAGAAAGCGCAGAGTCAGAAGCAGTACGGCTTTCTGCTGTGAAGGATGTTCTGGATCGGTCTGGGATGAAGCCTATAGATAGAGTACAGACATCAAGTATAGAGTCAACATCGAAAGAAGATTTGGAAAAGGAACTTGCCCAACTCCTCAAGCACTGAACGATCTATTGAAATACTGAGGGAATTAAGGCGTAGAGAGCGATTTAACAAGGTCGACTTCTATGACCCTTACCCTTACCAGATCAAGTTCCACAAAACAGGCAACGATGCCAACCAAAGGCTGCTCATGGCAGCTAACAGAATAGGTAAATCTTTTTGTGGTGCATCGGAGATGTCTTACCATTTAACAGGGTTATACCCTGATTGGTGGGAAGGTAGAGTATTTAAGCAGCCAATTACAGCGTGGGCTGGTGGTGTTTCAAACGAAACAACAAGAGATATAGTACAAGCAGAGTTATTGGGTTCCCCTGATGATCCTGAAGCATTTGGTTCTGGTGCCATTCCGAAACAATATATAATAAAAACAGAGCGGAAACCAGGTGTCCCGAATGCGAAAAGTGTGGCTTTAATACGTCACATCACCGGGGCGAACTCTTCTTTACATTTCAAAGCGTATGAGATGGGTGTAGAAAAGTGGCAGGGTAGGTCAGTGGATGTTGTCTGGTTGGATGAGGAACCAAGCAGAGAGTTATATTCACAAGCCGTCACCCGTACACTTGACAGGCGAGGCATGGTTTACATGACCTTTACTCCAGAGCACGGTATGACGGAGACTGTAGCGGCCTTTATAAACAGGATACAGAAAGGACAATCCTTAACAAATGCGACTTGGGATGATGCATCTGAGAAGATAATGTCCATGAATGGGGCAGAAGGGCATTTATCTGAGGATGTAATGGCCCAGATTCTTTCTGCTTACTCTCCTCACGAAAGGGAGATGAGGCGATATGGTAGGCCTTCTATTGGTTCTGGGTTGATATTCCCAATACCAGAAGAAGATATAATGATTGATCCTATACCAATAAAATCTCATTGGCCCAGGATAGCTGCAATAGATTTTGGTTGGGATCATCCGACAGCAGTAGTGTGGTGTGCGATTGATACAGAAGAGGATATGTTTTATGTCTATGATTGTTACCGGGCATCCAAAGCAAGTCCTTCCGTCCATTCACAGATTATATGTTCTAGACCACATTTTATCCCCATTGCTTATCCCCATGACGGCAATAGACGAGATTCTATGGGTAATCCTGGTCTGGCTGATCAGTACAGGGTTTTAGGATGCAACTTTCTTCTTGAACACTTTACCAATCCAGCGGCTTTGGGGGAGAAGAAAGGATCTAACTCTATCGAAGAGGGTGTTATGGCAATCCTTCAGAGGATGGAGAAAAAACAGTTTAAGGTATTCAATACATTGAAAGATTGGTTTGAAGAGTTTAGGATGTATCATAGAAAAGACGGGAAGGTCGTACCGTTAAGAGATGATCTAATGAGTGCCACACGGTATGCTTTTCAATCTCAACGCTTTGCCGCATCTGGCGAAGACCCCACATGGACTAACGAAGTAGAGTATAGGAATTACGGTATTGTCTGAAGAATATAGCGAAGAAGAACTATTACAAAGAATACAGGGAGAAATCACTGACTCTTTGGGTTATGGTGATGAAATCTCCAAACAGAGAGCACAGGCTATGGATTACTACTATGCATTACCTTTTGGTAATGAAGTAGAAGGCCGCAGTCAATTTGTTGATTCTACTGTACAGGATACTATTGAGTGGATTAAGCCATCCTTGATGCGTATATTTGCATCTGGTGATGAGATGGTTAAGTTTAATCCTCATGGTCCTGAAGATGTAAAAGCAGCAGAACAAGCTACTGATTATGTTAATTACGTATTCACCAAAGACAACGATGGTTGGGAGATTCTTTACTCTTGGTTCACCGATGCTTTGCTTTCCAAGAACGGTATAGTTAAGATATGGTGGGATGAATATGAAGAAGCTCAACGAGAAGAGTATAAGAGATTAACAGAACAAGAGTTTGAGATATTACTTCTCGGAGATGATGTTGAAGTCATAGAACATACTGAGTATTTTGAAGAAGAGCAATTGAATGATGTAGTTATAAAGCGAAGAAGCACGAATGGAAAAATAAAGATAGAGAATGTTCCACCTGATGAATTTCTAATTGCGAGAGAGTCTAAAAATATACAGGATTCCAGATTCGTTTGTCATCGAGTGAAAAAGAGTTTATCTGATCTTAGGGAGATGTATCCCGACCATGATTTTGATCCAGCCTTGTTAGGCAGTGGAGATGATATGTTTGCTCTTTCTGCTGAACGGCTTGCCCGTTATGCCTTTGATGACTCAGCAGACAATGAAGTTGGATGGGGCGGTGGATCAGAATCAGAAGAAGCTTTACGTGAATACTGGTTGCATGAAAGCTTTTTAAGAACAGATTTTAATGGCGATGGTATTGCGGAGTTAAGAAAGGTTTGTACTGTTGGTAAAGAGATTATAGCTAACGAAGAGATTGATGAGATTCCATTTGTTTCTATAACCCCAGTAAAGATACCTCATAAGTTCTTCGGGTTAAGTATTGCTGATCTAGTGATGGACCTGCAGTTAATAAAGTCTACATTAATCAGGAACTTAATGGATAATATGTACAACCAGAACTTTGGTAGATACGCAGTTCTTGAGGGCCAAGCAAACTTAGATGACCTCCTAACACAGCGTCCAGGCGG